TGAAATTGTAGTGATGCCAAGTTGCCTTCCTTTCAATATGACAAAGAAATGGCAATCGTTCTCCAATCCTTTGGTGATTTCTTCCATAACATAGGTTTGAGTACCTAAGAGGTTGTCCATCTTCCGTAAGCCTTGCTCTTTGGTTTCAATCTTGAGCTGCTTACAAAAGTAGTAAAAATGTTGAAGATTAAATTTACTCATGGGTTACCCAAGGTAATTTGTTGTCGTATTTTTGCAACATCGTATAGTTGCCTTTCTCAAAGAATCCACGATCAACAGAATATTCGTTACCACCTAGTCGAAAGCAAAAGGTGCGCTCCCCTGACCAAGTGAACTTTGGAAAGACTTGTTTTGCAGTGGCATAAAACTTACGATCTCCACCCCACCCTGGCTGTGCTAAGACACTAGCAATCATCTTGAGGTTCTCGGTTTTCATACCCCACATACACCAATCTACAAAGCGGTGATTCTCCGCTTGCCAACAGTCGTGTAGCTCTCCTAGGGCTTCGCAGTCATCGTCAAATAAATACTGAGCGTCTTTGTCGTAAATAGATCTTAGACAATACGACCAATCGTAGCCCTCATCAATCTTTTTCATGATTGATTGAACATGGTAGGGTTTATACCAATCATCATCATTGCAAAAGAAGGTGACATCCTCGTTGACTAGAAAAGCAGAAGCAGCTAGTAGCCGTCTGCCCTCAATATCTTTGCCACCAACATTGCCATCCCAAAAGCACACCTTTAGCTCAGGGTATAACCTTCTGAGTTCCACAAAATGATTAAAACTGTGGTCACAAACAATGTAGTGCGTAACGGGATAAGTCTGGGCTTTGACTGATGCAATGCAATTTGATAGCTCCCAGGGGCGCTTGCCGTTAGTAACCGTGACTACCGCTGCGGTTTTCAATTGTGCTTTTCCAATCGTTTATGCTCAAAATGCGGAATATCCCAATACGCCACCTTTAGCCTAGCACTGTGATTCTTGGCTAGGTCAATTAAGGCAGAATAGGTCATTTCACTAAAGCGCTCTTTCCATTCGGTAGCCAATTTGATCTTTTGCCTTTTAGTACGGCAAGACAAAGCACGCATCATCTCCGTTTTAAACATCAGGCGCTCTTGGGTTAATCGCTCAATGTCTTGCATCGCCATCATCAGGACCATCTAACAATGATCTGAGATAAGCAATCTCTTGTTCTGCTTTAAACAACAATTTAGACGATTCCCCGTGAACCCGCATTAGCTCATGGAAGATGGCATCTTTTTCCATTCTCCAAATACGCTCCATGTACATCTTCTTGGCTTGGTCATCGGCTTTCTCAATGTACTGAGCTACCGACATCACATTATTGCCATTCATTGCGTTCTCCATACTCTGATCCCTTCGTTATCTACTCTGGCTATGAACTTGCGATTTAACTGTTTGCCAGCTCGATAGTTGGCATTACAGACGATTTGTAGCTTCCCCGTTGGCACAAAGAATGATTCTCCGACTTCCATGACCTTATATGGGTACACATTGCGTTTTTTCTCTGGGGGTATGGGAATATTTTTATCAATCGATATACTCATGCTATTCTCCTTATATCTTTGCTCATCATACACTATCATGATACACACATACAATGAATATCATCTAGGTGATAACCTTATTCACCTTAACTTCTTACGCAAGGTAGCGCTGCAAGAACCGCACCTTGATTTCACTCACCACTGTTCACCGCAGTATCACAGCCAGTTAGAACCCTTATGCGAGGGTGTTGCTATAGAGCTTGCAGATCTGTCGATCCCTCCTTCTAGTATTCACGCCTGGATAGGGAGAGAAAACTATTATCACAACCATTCTCTCAGGCGCAAATGGGCGCAGTTTCACCTAGCGTGGTTTGACCACCTCTCGGATTTGATGGAAGTAGGCAATCCGATTGCTTGCGTAGAGGACTTACTGTTTGATTACCCCGCTCTTAAAGCTCCCTCCAGATACGAATTTGACTACCTGATAGTCAATAGCCCTCCTCAATCAGGGCAGCTTCCTTCCTATACCCCGCAATTCTTTGAAAAACGGGTACGAGATCTAGCAAATCAGGGGTTAAAAGTCATCACAACCTACCCTACAGGGATGTGTCCATGCACCTTAGAAGCCAAATATACGGTCACTGACATCGGTGTGTTATCTAAATCCGTGAGCTACATTGAAGGCATCGATACTGGTCCAATGTGGACTACGCATAATATTCTCAATCAAAACAGCGTAGTACAGCGTCTGATCTACACCAACGCTTCAGATAGCTTTGATCTTTCCAAGAATGTGATTGTTAAGCAAGCGCTAGAAAACTGAAATTTTTTTTGGGGTGGTATCGGAGAGGGGCACGCACTCCACCGAACCCAGACCCACTCACTAGGTCAATTCTAGGTATAGCAACTACTGAGCTTGCAAGCCTAGCCAGAACCATTCCAGACTATGCAGTTATGCAGTCATGACTGAGAGAGCAGCCCTTTTTAATTCCAGAGAGAGCAGGGAGTAGGCAATCTACGAATCTATCTGTTTTCCTTTCAGTCGATCTATGTATCTATTTACTAAGCTACTATACAAACAATAGAAGATAGCTAATAGGTCTATATAGACAATAGAAACATTCTATATAGAACTATTATAGCTATGCCGATAGTATCAGACTATTGGTTTTAAAACAACGATAGAAATATTTATATCTATAACTGTTTACATTATACGATTATATCCGTTATGATGATTACATAGCTACATAGCTATGCTTTTTAACCTAACTAAAAAGGAATCAAACATGACTACATTTAACCGTTCACAAGCTGGCGCTGCTATTGAGATCATCAAGCATGGTGCAAGTGATCTAATGAGATCTAAAGGCAAGATCCTAAGCATTAAAAAGACTTATCGCTTTAATGTAAAGAATCCTGCATTGCGTGACTTATGGATCAATTTCATAGAAGGTGCTGATTATTGCTTAGGTCATCAAGAAAGTTATAAAGCTATGCACAATCTACGCAAACAATTCTTAAACCAATTTGCAATCTAATCAACCACAGGGGGTGAGAATCCCCCGCTTTTAAACCTAACTTAAAAGGAATCAACATGGAAATTAAATCAAACTTATGCAGTAATGTAACTCGCAAGATCGGGCTGCTTATCACTCAAGCGTCTGTTCTAGGTATGGATTTATCAGGCTTTGGCGTTGCTGATGAAAACACTACAAGCGGTAATGTTTACCTATGGCTAGAGGACTATCCTTTTACGCTTTACATTGGTTTAGGATCAGACAGAATTTACGCTTGCTGGTCAAATCCTGACAATGGTGATGAGGAAGTAATCGAGGTTACTTCTGACATGGGCTTGGATTACTTGATCCAATGGTGTGATGAACTCGATTATGACTACATCAATCAAGAGGAAGCCTAATCATGTCTAAATTGGAGAAATACACCGCTTATTGCTATTGGTGTGCTAAACAAGGTTTGACCGCCTTATCTTTTAACGCTTGGGTATCAACTAACAAACAGGGGAAACTAGCATGAAATATGAAATTCAAACTCAATTTTTGTATGGTTGGGAAAATGTTTGGGAATCTGACGGAAAGCCTGAATACTTCAACACCTTTGAGGAAGCTCTCAGCGTTTTAGATGAGTTTCTAGAGGAGATGGATCAGGCTTACTTTAATGGTGAGATTGAGGATCAATATGACCGCAACGATTACCGCATTGTCAAACTAGAGGAGATCACAGCATGATTTATAAAGATACTTTGATAGATAAGTTGATTCTGATAGCTTGTGCAATAGCGGTATTTCCGATTTTATGGCTGTTTTTAGCTCTTTAATTTGATAGGAAAGGGGTTAGTATCATTTTTTGAGAAAACCCCTTAGAAAGCGTTTTAATGAGTGATCCATTCAAAATACTAGAACCTACTGTCATCAGCTTTAGCGGTGGCAGAACTTCAGCTTATATGCTTTGGCGTGTCCTTCAGAGTAATGACGGGCTACCAGAGGAAGCCAAAGTCATTTTTGCAAATACAGGTAAGGAAGAAGAAGCAACCCTTCAATTCGTGCAGGACTGCTCCACACATTGGGGTGTCAATATTGATTGGGTGGAGTATTTACCTAACGATCCGAAGTTTAAAGTGGTGGACTTTTTGACTGCCAGCAGGTCAGGAGAACCCTTTGAAGCCCTGATTACCAAGAAAAACTATCTACCAAACCCTGTCACACGCTTTTGCACAATAGAACTCAAAATCAGAACCATTCACCGCTATTTGAAGTCATTAGGGTGGGAACATAACGAGAACATGGATTGGGTAGGAATTAGAGCAGACGAACCCCGTAGGGCTGTGAAAATGGCAAGGGAGAGAGTTCCCCTTTATACCGCAGGGGTGACGGCTGCCGATGTTGGTCGTTTTTGGCAGGAACAGCCCTTTGATCTTGGATTACCTAATCGAAACGGCAAAACAGTTCATGGAAATTGTGACCTTTGTTTTTTAAAAGGTCGTCATCAAATTCAATCTTTAATTTCTGAAAAACCCTTTCGGGCGATCTGGTGGGCAACTCAGGAAGGCAGAATACACTCATCAGGCAAATTCACAGGTGATGGCGCAAGGTTTAGAAAAGACCGCCCAAGCTATCAACAGATGTTTGACAATGTGGGAGAACAAGATGACCTATTCGCAGATGATGAAGGTATAGCCTGTTTTTGTGGTGACTAACTTGCAAATTGCTAAGCACCTAACCCGCTTAAGGCGGGGATCTCAAAAAAGAGAGTGGTTATCGTTTATCGGTTGGCGCTTAACTAAGCCAGAGCGGTCCTGTAAGGGTCTGACAGATACTAGCCACCTCGTTTATCCCTATCCATCACCACAATGTTTAGGAGGGCTGGGTAATAGCCCCGTAGTAGTTTGCTTTGCAGGTGGTTTTAATGGTGAATGGTCTTAAATCGTCATGGATGCCCCCATCGCAAAACTGACCTAAAACCACCTATAAAACAAACTTAAGCGCATTAAAACATATTTTTAAAAGGAGTGCAACATGAGTAAAGCAGATGATGATGCAGCAAAGTGGATGCAGAATAACGCTAGGGTACAAACCCGTAACTTGATTAAAGCGAAAGAGCTAGGGGATCTGTATTACATCAACGCCCAGGGGGATGTAGTGATCCACGATCCCAGCAAACCGATTGAGGAGAAAACAACACCTAACAAATAAATTGCACTAATCGCTGTAATGGTGTAATGTTCTATATGTAGTACCTAACCTAACTATTTATTAAAGGACAATTTGCTATGAATCTTTGTAAAGATTGCCAGCATTATGAGGAGCAGACGGGCTATTGCCTACGCACCTCACGCACTGATCCCGTAACGGGAGAACCCAAATTTTATTTTGCAAGAATTGAGAGAGAGTATTCCATCTCAACTGGCTGCGGTGTGGTCGGTCAATTCTTTACCCCAATTCGATCCCTCAAATGGACAGACGAGGAATTGGATGATCTCTCTACCATTCCATTCGGTAGATAACCTAACTACAAAGGAAAACATCATGGCTACAAAAAAAGCAGTGCCAACATTCCCAGTTAAGAAAGCTGGCAGACCTAAGAAGGTGGAAGTATCAGAGCTAGACAAGCTCAAAAGTCTAGTAGCAAGGCAAGACGATTTAATTGCCCAGCTCCAAGACGATCTAAGAGATCAAAAAAACACTTGCGAAGTATTGCGGGATGAGTGCAATCAACTAGATGAGAAGATTGAATCTTATCGTGAGATCCTCAAAACACTATTGGAGATCTCATAATGAACGATCAAGCAGATTTTGCTCCCCAAGTGCGTAACAGTGCTATCTGGTCGGGTGACAGTCGTAAGGTCGCTAATGGCAAGATGGTCGATGTCATATTAGAAAAGCAGGGCAAGAAGGAGATCCCTGATTTATCGCATATTGAAGCGGTACAAATGGGTCACATCATGCAGCCTTTAATTGGCAGACTAGCCCAAGACAAGCTAAAGAAGGAATTAAAAGATGCAGACTACAGCATTACTCATCCAAAGCATGATTGGTTTCGTAGTCATTTTGATTTCATTAGTAGCGATGGTTCTATGCTTGTTGAAGCAAAAAACTACAACGCTGGAGTTCGTGGGAAGTTTGATACTGACAGTAATCGGATTCCTGATGCTGACTACGCCCAACTGGTTCACGAAGCTGCTTGTCATGGTGTTAGCTCTATTGTCCTGGCTGTGCTTTTTGGTGGACAAGAATTTTGCACCTTTGAGTTCAATATTACGGATGCTGAAAAAGATGATCTCATTAAGAAGATGGCTACTGTATGGGGGTTTTGCCAAGCAGGAACGCTCCCGCCAGCAGAAACCATTGAGCAAACTAAGATCATGTACCCCGAAAGCAATAGTGCTGCGCTGGTGGCTACTCAGCAGGTCGAAATGGCTGTTGCTCAACTTAGGGATATTAAGAATCAGATTAAACATCTTGAGAGCGCTGAAGAAAATATAGAGGTGCAGATCCGTAATCTTATGGGTCAAGCAGAGGAGATCAGAGCAGTCGATGGCACTAGCTTAGTTACTTGGAAGTCAGCAAAGTCATCTAAGCGGTTCTCAGCAGATCTATTCAAACAAGGTATGCCCGATATTTATGAGAAGTTTGTTATTGAGCAGCCAGGTTCTCGGAGGTTCTTAGTCAAATGAATAACTTAGATCTTGCAGTATGGGTGATGACTATTTCTAGCGTCATTGACACCATTATTTCTCTAAAGGAGATATTTGTATGATTAACGAAGGCGTATTTGATGGAAGGTTTGAGATTGGCGCTCAAATTGAAGAGTTAGAGCAAGTCATTCTTTCAATTAAAGAAACTATTGAAATGTTGAAAAAAATTGAACCTTTTGTACCTGAAACTGAAGATGATAGGTGGGAATAATTATGAGTAACTTAGTCGCATATTCAGAGATGGAGCAGATGGCTACAGCAATCGCTGCTAGTGGTTTATTTGGCATGAAGGATAAAAACTCTGTGCTGGCACTGATGGCAGTAGCACAAGCAGAAGGGTTACATCCCGCTACAGCAGCACGGGATTTTCATATTATTCAGGGCAGACCAGCTCTTAAGGCAGATGCAATGCTGGCACGCTTTCAAAACGCAGGTGGCAAAGTCGAATGGAAGGATTACACAGATGAGCGAGTTACAGGAGTTTTTTCACATCCCAACGGGGGTGACCTTGCGGTTACATGGAC